TCCGGAGCTTCTCACGGTAACGGTCGACGCGACGGTGGACTACACCGGGGACGTCCTAGTCCCGTCCGCACCGGTCCAGCCGAATACGTGCGTCGTGTACGGTGTCGTCATCGATAACGGCGGGAACGTCGTGGCCGGCGCCGAGGTCTATATCCAGGAGCTTGACCGCGCGACTTTCGCCGGGACGGAAAAGATCGTCAAGTCCGTCGAGACCGTGTCAGACGCGAATGGGTACTGGGAGCTCGAAGTCATTCGGACGAGCGAACTGACGCCTTCGAACGCTTACCGGGCCATTATCATATACCGCGCCCTGAAGTACGAAGTTGACATAATCGTACCAGATCAGAACTCGGTTGAATTTTCTACATTGACATAGCTTGAAAAATCCCCTATGATGGAGGGAATATGTGGTTACTTGAGCCAAATATAAAGCACCTTATCGAACACGCCGAGGCGAACGGGCTCGCACTCCCGAACGCTGCAGGACTCATGGCCCCGTCGTGTTCCGTCGATATCTCCGGCGGAAAGGCGCGGATTAACGTGAAGGGAGTGCTTACTAAGACGCCCAGCGTCCTCGCCATGATCTTCGGGGGCGGTAACACCACTTACTCGGAGATCATCTCGGCGATCAAAAAAGCCGACGCCGACGCCTCCGTGTCCGAGACGCTCCTCCTGATTGACAGTCCCGGGGGCCACTTCGACGGCATGATCGATGCCCTCGATGCTGTCAAGAACGCAGAGAAACCCGTGACAGCCGTCGCGCTCGGCATGGCGACCTCGGCCGCTTATGCCCTGGGTGCCCAGGCGAAGAAGTTCCTCGCCGGGAGTCGGGCCTCTCTCGCCGGGAGTATCGGCGTCGCTTCCGAGTTCTTCGTCTCCGACAACCGGATCTCGATCGCCAGCACGAAGGCCCCGAAGAAACGCCCCGACGTCCAGACGGAAGCCGGCCGGGCGATCGTCCGCGAAGAACTCGACGCCCTGCACGACCTTTTCGTCGATACGATCGCCCGGGGGCGTGGCGTTACCGCCGATAAGATCAATTCAGATTTCGGCCAGGGCGCGACGCTCCTCGCCGATGAGGCGATTAAGCGCGGGATGCTCGACGGGTACTACGACGACGAAGAGGAGGACGGCGCCTCGGCGATGACTTATGCCAGCGGCCCTATGGCCGGGGCGACCCCTCCGTTCAAGGATTACCCCCTTGAGGACCGCGCCTGGGACTCCACTGTAGCCGTCCGGCGGTGGCGGGAGCGCAGCGGATCAACGGACGCCCCCTCGGCCGACTATAAAAACGGCTTTTTCTGGTATGACACCTCCGCTCCTGAGAGCTTCGGGAGTTATAAACTCCCCTTCGTGGACATCGTTAACGGGAGACCGGCGGCTATTCGTCGGGCCATTTTCGCGGCAAATGCGGCCATGAGCGGAGCGAGAGGAGGCGTTGACATTCCTGCGGCCGACCGCGCGAAAGTCCAGGCACATATTGACAAATATCGCAAAAAAACTACAAAGGAGGCTAAGAGTATGACACTGGAAGAACTCAGAGCCCAGCACCCCGAGGCTTTCTCTTCGGCGGTGAAACTGGGGGCAGACCAGGAGCGCGATCGCGTTTCCGCCCATCTCACGATGGGGGAAGCTTCGGGCGACATGGTGATGGCTATCGCCGCAGTACAGGACGGATCGCCGATGACGGCGGCCCTTCAGGCGAAGTACATGGCCGCGGGGATGAAAAAAAACGAGCTTACGTTGCGGACCATTGAAAACCCGCCCGCGGTTCCCGCGGTTGCAGGTACTCCCGGCGCCACGACGACAGCCGACCAGGTGGCGGAGTTCGTTGTAGCCGCCCTGGGGCATGAAGAAGGGAGGGCCTAGGTCATGGCACAGAACGGACTCGTAGGAATCACGAACAACGACCTCGGGGCTGTAGTCCTCGGGAACTCCCAGTTCCGGGACGAGCTTCTCGTCTTCGGGGGCGCTGGGACTGTCGTCAAGGGGACTCTCCTCGCGCGGCAGGAAGTAAACACGGCGATCGTCGTCACGCCGAACGTCGGTAATACCGGCAACGGAACCGCGACGGCTTCGGTCGTGGGCGTCACCGAGCTCCCCATCGCCGGGAGCTATAACCTCGAGTGTACCTTCGCGGTTGTCAACGGCGGCGTGTTCAAGCTCGTCGACCCGAACGGGAACCTCGTGGCGAGCAACCTCACCCTCCGGGTGGGCGCTGGCCTCGTAACGACCTTCACCGAGGGCGGTCTCTCGATCGCTGTCACCGAGGGGGCAACGGACTTCATAGCCGGCGACAAGTTCGCCCTCGCAGTCGTGGCGAACGGGAAGCTTGTCCCCTTCGCCATCGGCGGAGCCGCCGGGGCTGGCGTACCGAACCACGTCCTCACCTATGACGTTGTGGCCGCCGGGGCCGGTAACGAGCCCATCCGGGCCATGATCGCCGGAGAGGTTCGGAAGGAAAGGCTCATCATCCACGCCGACGGGACCGGGGTGAACATCACCTCCGCGATCCTCGACCAGCTTCGGGCCGCCGGTATCGTCTCCATCGATGTTGAAGAGCTGAACATCCAGGACAACCAATAACTGAGAGAAAGGAGGAAATAAAGAAATGTCTACCACAGCAACGAAACGCATGATCGACGCGTATGTGCAGACGGCACCCCCGACTCTCTTCCTGTCCGGGATGTTCGAATCACCCCCCCAGAACTTCCACAACTCCGAAGAGGTGGAGATCGATATCATCCGGAGCGAGGAGGACGTGTCAATCGTCATAACGGACATCAGCGCCGGGTACCGGATGAACTCGACCGACCTCTACACGAATAAGGCGTTTAAGCCGCCCGTTCACAAGGAGGCGATCACGCTGAACGCGTTCTCGCTTCTGAAGAGGACGGCTGGCAACGACCCCTTCGCGGATGTCTCCTTCCAGCAGGCCCTCGCCGCCCGTATTATGACCGGGATGAGGGCGCCTGAGATGAAGATCCACAGGGCTATCGAGCTTCAGGCCTCCCAGATCCTCCAGACGGGTATCATTACGCTGAGCGATGACACCGGGACGGCGCTCTACACGCTCGACTATAAGCCCAAGGCCACCCACTTCCCCGATGCGGCTATCAGCTGGGGGACCGGCGGCGAGGACAAACTCGGGGACCTCGAGAGCCTCTGCGACGTTATCCGTGAAGACGGACTCGCGGAAGCCGACGAGATCATCTTCGGGGCCGCGGCCTGGAGGAAGTTTGAAGCCGACACCACCGTCCAGGCGCTTCTCGACAACCGTCGGATGACCCTCGGTGGCGTGGCTCCCGAGCGGCGCGGAATGGGCGCCAAGTACATGGGGACGATCGAGATCGGCGACTGTAGCCTCGGTATGTGGATCTACTCCGGGCGCTACACGCACCCCCAGACTGGCGTCTCCACCCGTTACGTCGACGAGGACAAGGTTATCGTTCGGGCCTCTGCCGGCCGGATGGATGCCACCTTCGGGGCCGTACCCCGTATCGTCGCCCCCGACCCCCGCGTCGCCCAGTTCATCCCCTCCAGGGTTATGAACACCCGCGGCGGCATGGACCTGTGGCCGAACGTGTGGATCGATGAGCGCGGCGAGAATCTCTCCGCAGGCGTGTCTTCCAGGCCGCTCCTCATCCCCACGGCGATCGATACCTACGGCTGCCTTAACACTAATCCCTAATCAAGGAGGCGTGTAAAATGGCAAATCGAGGAGCAAAAAGAAAGGAGGCCCCCGTAGAGGGGGCCTCTATTACCCCCGAGGAACTGGTAGCTGGGGCTGGCGTACCGGAGGAGCCCGTAGAGCGGGCCCTTACGCACCCCCCGGCCGAGGTTCCAGTCCAACCGCTGTCCGGCCTTTACTTCGTCGCGCCTGGGAAGGCGATAACGTCGAAGAAGGGCATACTCAGCGAGGGGTGTCAGGTTCGGCCCGCGTTTTTCGGCGCGAAAGGTGACGAGGTCATCGCTTCGCTGGTCGCGCGGGGTTCGGTGGTGCAGAAGTAAATGGGATTACGGGCTCTAGCCGAGGCCGACCTCGAGTTCATTCTTGAGGACTCCGAGGGAGGCTTCGGCTATCCTATAACGCTCACGAACCCGGACGGGGACTCCGTGAGCGTTATAGGGTTCTCCAACGATATAGCCCTTTTGATAGACCCTGAGACGGGGACCGCGATAAGCGGGAGGCGGGCGTCCATAGCCCTCCGGATCTCCTCTCTGAGCGAGCTTCCGGTCAGGGTGTCGGATCGGGTTAAAAAACCCTGGCTCGCAGCCTTCGCGGACATAAACGGGAACCCGTACACGTTTAAGATAGCGGAGACTCACCCGGACCGCGCCATCGGGCTCGTCACGTGTATGCTGGAGCTATATGACGATTGCTAGTCTCATAAATAAGCAGGACGGCTTTGAGATCGTTCGGGATCAGATCGCCGCGATCATAGCCCTGGAATCAGCGAGCCAGCAAGCCCTGGCCCATACCGCCGGGGAAAATAAGGCTCTTTGGAAAATGAGGGTTTTTACAGAACGCTCCGGGCCTTTCGAGGAGTGGCTTAACCCAGAGGACCTTCGGGGGGTTGACAAAAGCCCCATAGTCAATATATGGTATGACAATGGCTCCTTTCCGATGAACAAGGGCAACACGGTCGAGAGGCAGCTCCACGAGGCGACGTTCAACGTGGATTGCTACGGCGTAGGGTTCTCGGCCGACGATCCCTCCGGGGGCCATGTGGCGGGGGACCAGGAGGCCGCGATCGAGGCCCAGCGAGCCGTCAAGCTGATACGCAATATCCTCATGGCCTCGGAGTACACGTACCTCGGACTCCGGGGAACGGTGTGGCGGAGGTGGCCCCAGTCGATAACGGTATTTCAGCCGCAGATCGATGGGCGCCCGGTCCAGCGGGTAGTCGGGGCGCGGATATCCCTCCGGGTAGACTTCAACGAGTTTTCGCCCCAGGCCGTCCCGGAGACCCTGGAGCTGTTAAGCGTGAACGTTAAGCGATCAGAAACGGGCGAAGTCCTGGCGGTCGCGAACTTTGACTATACGACATAAAGGAGGCAGGACATGGGAGTAGATGCAAGCGCAGTCGCGAGAGTAGTCGGCATCGAGACAGTTTTCAAGAATCTGAGGGAGGGAAATATCGTCTATCTCCCCCAGAGGATCGCAGTCATTGGACAGGGTAACACCGTGGCCGTCTACTCAAACGACAAGGCGCAGCACACGAGCGCCTTCTCTGTCGGGTCGGCGTATGGGTTCGGGTCGCCTCTCCACCTGGCGGCGAAGCAACTCCTCCCGGCGAACGGCGACGGAGTCGGATCGGTCCCCGTGACGTTCTACCCCCTGGACGACCACGTCTCCGGGGTTGCAGCGGCCGGCGACATTACGCCTGCGGGCTCCGCCACCGCGCAAGGATCTTTCAAGGTGCGGATCAATAACATCGACTCCGAGCCCTTCGTCATCCCCGTCGGAGCCTCCGTGGCCGCTATCTGCACCGCGATGACCGCAGCGATCGACGCCGTCCTCGATATGCCGATGGACGCGACGGACAGCACGACGAAGGTGGACCTCGCCGCCAAGTGGAAGGGCGCGAGCGGGAACGACCTCTATATCGAAGTCGTTGGCCCCTCGATCGGCGTAACGTTCGCCATCACGCAGCCCGTCGGCGGCCTCAATAACCCCGACGTTCAGACGGCCCTCGACCAGATCGGAAATGTCTGGGAGACTCTCGTCCTTAACTGCATGGACATCGCCGACACAGACACCCTCGACCTCTACAGCACTTTCGGCGAGGGGCGGTGGGGTGAACTCGTCCGGAAGCCCCTCGTCGTCTTCACGGGTAACACCGCGACGACAGTTGCGAACGCGACGACGGTCTCTGACGCCCGGAAGACCGACCGGACGAACGCCCAGCTTGTTCTCCCCGGAAGCGTGGACCTTCCGCTGGTCGTTGCGGCCAGACAGCTCGCGAGGATCGCCGTCAGGGCGAACAATAACCCGCCCTATGACTACGGCAGCCTCGACGCCTCCGGGCTTACCCCCGGGGCCGACGGCGATCAGTGGACCTATGTCGACAGGGACTCGGCCGTTAAGAAGGGGAGCTCGACGATTGAGGTCCGGGACGGGGTCCCGTATATCGCCGACGTCGTCACCTTCTACCACCCCGCCGGGGACCCGACGCCCGCTTACCGCTACGTCGTGGATATCGTCAAGCTCCAGAATATCCTGTTCAACCTGGACCTGATCTTCGTCACGCCGGAGTGGGACGGTGCGCCGCTGATTCCCGATAATCAGCCGACGACGAACCGTTCGGCCAAAAAGCCGAAGAGCGCAGTCGCGGCCATCGCGGCGCTTATCGACAACCTGGGGCTTAACGCCATCATAAGCGAGCCCGACACGGCGAAGTCGAGTATCGTCGCGACGATCAACAGCCAGAACCCGAAGCGGCTCGACGTCGTGTTCACGGTGCAACTGGCCGGGAACTCGAACATCATCTCGATCGACTTCAACTTCGGGTTCTACTTCGGAACCCAGCCCATCGTGGCTTAATACTTTAGGGAGGTAAGACTATGGGAGTAGGCGGGAGCATTGAGTCAATAACGCTCGACGGGCGGACCTTCGCAGTCGCGGCGGACGCAGAGTCGCAGAGGAAGCTGGGCGGCTTCGAAAACGAGGTCCAGGCGAACGGCGACGGGACGGCCCGGATCATCAAGACGCGGGTCCCCCTGTCTCTCGACGGGCTGGTCCTTGACGTGGACGACGCCCAGGGGGACCACGAGTTCCTGCAGGAGCTCGCCAACCGGACGGCCTTTTTCCCCATCGCAATCACGTATGCCTCGGGCGAGACGTACCAGGGGGAGGCCGGGATCGTCGGGGAGATGCAGGTAAGCTCCCAGAACGCGACGGCCGCCGTTTCGCTCATGGGGCCCGGCAAGCTCACAAAGCAGTAAACATTCGCGGCCCCGTCGATAGGGGCGGGGTCGTATTATATCTCAGGAGGGGATCATGTCAGGAGAAAAAGTAGCGCGTGAAGTAGCGGAGAAGGAGTTCGAACGGTTCGCCAAGGCCTGGGATATCGACGTGAACGTCGAGGGCATGGCGAACGCTGACCGCGACTCCTTCAACGCCCAGAAGGACCGAATCGTCTCGAAGATCATGTCCGGGGCGGCAACGGTGGGGGATAAAGGCGAGATATCCTACGACCTCCAGCACCCGGGGGAAGGTGTGCAGACTCTCGTCTTCCAGGTCCCGAACGGGGCCGCCTATATGGCAATGGACCGGCATAAGGACCGCGAGAGTATGCACAAGCTCTATGAGTTCCTCGGGGCCATGACGAAGCAGCCCCCGAAGTTCTTCGCGAACATGGACGCCCGCGACGTGAAGTTCTGCCAGGGGGTCGCCGTTCTTTTTTTGGCTTCGTAGGGGGTTTCCTCGTAAGGAATGGCGCAGACGTCTGGGTCTACGGCGTTAGCGTCTATGTGGAGATGCTCCTCCAGATCAGTCGTGACTACTCAGGGCTCCCAGACGTCCGGACGCTCAGCGGCTCGGAGATCCGGTTCTTTTACGAGGGGCTCCGGGCGGAATTGAAAGAACACACGAAGCCGAAAGCGAGGGGTAAAGGTGCGCTTTAGTCTTGAGGCGGTATTCAAAGCTATCGACCAGATATCGGCGCCGGTCTCGAAGATACAGAACCGGATCGGCCGTTTCACGCGTAGCGTAACCCGTGACCTCCATGCGGTAAACAGGCATATGGACAACCTCGTCGGCGGCATACAGTCCGGGGCCGTTCGTGTCGCGGGCTTCGCGTCCGTCGCTATGGGTGGCCTCACCGCCGCGACGCTGGGCTTCATACGCGAAGCCTCGAAGA